TGCCGGGGGGTACAGGGATAGGCACGGTAGCAGTACCACCGCCATTAAATCCAAAGGCTCTAGAAGTGGCTGTACCAAATTTTCCTAGTAATGGCATAACTATTCCTTACGCAAACTTAACTAGTGAAGCAAAAACGTTATATGTAGCGCCACCTGTTTTTATAATGGCGTATGTGTATACGTCAGTACTGTTTATGTTACCCGCTGTTGGAGCTGTACCGTTTAGCCATTTAGGAGTGACTGTGGTTCCGTCAATCTGTAAGACGTTGTTGTAATATGCTGTAGCACCCTGAGCTGCCATGAAAAGAACAGTAACAGTCTGACCCGCTGACATTAGGGTGTTTAGAGAAGTTGTGCTGCTACCTCTAATGTTTAGCGTCCAGTTGCCAGAAGCACTTGTTGTGTATTGCAATACGGACTGAGTAAGCGCATCGAAGTTAATCGTACCTCCAGCAGCCGTAGCGGATACCGTTGAGTTTTCATAAATGATTGGTGCGCCACTGATACCGGTCGCTGAACTAATAGCTACAGCCATGTTTTACCTCTTACTCGTAAAGTATGTTGATTGAACCTGCATCAAATGTGTCTGTGCTTGTTGTAGTAATTCTAATAGTGTCTAATGTTCCAGAAAAAGTATTTGTACCTCCACCAAAAAGACTACTAGAAGAACCATCAAAACTACAAGCATGAGAACTTACCCATATATTACTTCCAAGTAAAGTTAACACCATGTGACCACTTAATGAGATAGCTCCTGAAGTACCTCTTATAACGTATCCGGCTGTACTTGATGCTGTGCCACCAGCACTGCCACTCGTTCCTGTACTAGTGCTTACATATCCCGTACTATCTATAGTTCCACCAACACCGCCCTGAACAAGTAGGTTAGCAGTGGAACTTATACTAACGCCATTAAACATTATAGTAATACGTTTAGTGCTAGACGGTATGCTAAGAAAATCTACGCCAACAACAGTAATTGTTCCGCTGACTGTACCTGTTGAAATTGGACTAATTGTGTATGTACCTGCACCACCAGTACCAGTACCTAATGCGGTAATTGTTGTGCCAGCAGCAATATTAGTACCTGCAATAACCTGACCAACTTGAATAGTTCCTGTAACACTTGAAGCAGTTAATGTTGTACTTGCGCCAGAAGTTGCGCCAGTAAATGATGTAGTCGTAGTTGTTACAACAGTACCAGATTTAATAGTACCGCCACCGTTTGCATTTAAAGTTCCGGTAACAGTTAAACTACCTAGCACAGACGCTGAACTTGCAAATGTAGCAATCTGTGAAGTTGATAGTGTTAACGCTGTAGTACCTGCACCTGAACCTGTTTTAAATTCAAGTATGCCGTCGGCTGCGCTAAGTAATGACGCACCGTTATTTGTTGCATTACCTGCTGTTATGATCGTAGACATTATTGCTCCTTAACCTACTACTACCCAATTAGAACCAGAAGTGATTGTGACCGCCACTGTCGTTGTAAGTGCAAATGCTGTTAGCAATGTAGCCGAGTTACTAACCGTATAAGTTCCCGCCTCACCAGTACCCGTACCAAAAGCCACTATAGTTGTATTAGCCGGAACCCCAGTACCTTCAATAATCGTGCCAATATACAACTTGCCAGCCGTTCTTGTTATTACGCTTAAAATATTACCTTCGCCAGTCGAGCCATTGCTTATTGTGGCTGTACCTGCAAACCCTGTATTTACAGTAATAGGACCGGCTGTCATGGCGTTTGTTGAGGCTGGAATGGTATAGCTAACGGTTACAGCTTGGTCATTCTCGTAAAACACTTGATTCTGTCCACCGCCTGTAGCTCCACCACCTGCCCCACCGCCGCCAATACCATCCCACACAGTGCCGTTATAACCTTCAAATCTTGACAAAGTAGTATTATAACGAATAGTGCCTGTACCACCAGCTTGTTGTAGTGTCGTGCCAACAGGTAGTGTTACTCCGCCAGTACCGGCAAATGCTCCATTACCGCCAACAGCAAGTCCACCGTTAACTAAGAAGTCGCCCGCAATACTATTTATTGCTTCATATATGCTAGGTGTACCACTAGATTTTGTATAAACTATTACTGTTCTACCGGATGGTATTGATATTTCTGTAGCACCAGATTGTGTAGTACCGTTTCTTGCTGTCGCTACTCTAATAGTTGCCGTATAAGTTGTTACTGAGTTTTTAAATATGTATATTTTGTTTGCTGGTGGAGCGTATATATAAAAGTTACTACCGGGCGTACCAATTAGCTCAATAACAGCTTGCCTTGCTTGGTCAGATGTACCGTCGGTAGAGACCAAGGCTTGCGCCGAAGATGTTACCGATACTTGTGAAAAACCAGAAATAGCCTCTGTCAGAAGAGTTGCAAGGTTGTAATTGGTAGTAGTCCCCCAAACACCTGCCTGATCGCCTGTAGCAATCTCTGCAATACGTAGATTATTGTTGTATGTAGTCGTCATATTTTTTCCTTACAAAACTACCCAACGGGAGTCATTTGCTACCGTCACAGTTATGCCATTATTAATTGTTACAGGGCCAGAACTCATGCCATTAAACCCAGTTGCTACAGTGTAGTTAGATGATATTGTGTTTGAGTTTACATAGATACCATTCGTTGCTTCTGGGTTTGCGCTACCACCACCGCCTGTTGAGGCAATCGTAATAGTTCCAGCGCCATTCGTAATTGTAATATTAGAGCCAGCGGTTAGTGTAGCTTTGGACAGCGTGTTGCCTGTGCTATTACCTATTAGTAACTGCCCATCTGTATACGATGTTTGTCCAGTACCACCACTTGAAACACCTAATGTACCCGCTAAAGTAACTGCGCCTGTTGTACTTGTACTAGGAGTTAAACCATTTAACGAGGTCTGGAATGATGTAACCCCACCCGTACTAGCTGCCCAAGCAGGCACACCGCCAACTACTGTTAAAACTTGATTAGTTGATCCAATTGGAAGTTTACTTAGTGTGTTAGTAGCAGACGTATAAATTAAATCGCCAGTTGTGTATGTAGAAAACCCTGTACCGCCGTAAAGTAGCTGAAGCAGCCAAGCCAGATACCGCACCAGCAGCTATAGCAATCGATGTATTAGTAACTGTTGTTAGCTGACCTTGTGCGTTAACTGCAAATACTGGAACCTGAGAACCTGAACCATAAGTGGTGGCAGTAACACCTGTATTAGCAATATTAAATGTATATGCTGGCGACTCGTTTAAACCTGTACCTGCCGTGTACGTAATAGGTGCGGAAAACTGCTGGAAAACAATTGCCGTTGTACCAATCGTTATTGGAGGCGCAGTCTGTTGTACCCAAGCGGTATTTACGTTAGCTACACCACTCGTGACTAAAAAGAAGTCACCCTCGTCAATCTGGTCAACTCCAGTACCAACGGTATCAAAATCTGTAGCACGAGTCAGTATGTATGGCGTTCCAGCAGAACCAACCTGAGTGACCGTGTAAACACCGTTGTTTGCTCCAGCAACTTCATTTTTTACAAGTATGCGTTCTGCAACAATAGTAAGTGTTGAATCCACAGAAAGAGCGCCATTAGCGGTTGCTGTAAGCGTAGCCCCTACTCCAGATGCACCATTGTTATATGTGTTTGCTGGTAAGGCTACCGTAGTAGCCAATGCCACTGCTTCGTGGAAGTGAATACCAGACGCAATAGCGTCTGCGTACTGCTTATTAACAATGTCTGTGTTGGAGACTGGGGCAGTAGTAATTGTGCCTGTGGTCAGCGCAATTGAGTTTGCTGTTAGCGCATCAAATGCTTGCTGTACGGTATATGTGTTGGCTGTGTCTTTGTAGACTGAACGCCCTGCTGGGTAAGTAACAAATACATCTTTAGTCCCAGCAGCAAAAGAAACTAATGAGCCACCACTTGATGATGATAAAACTGTAGTTCTTGATAGTGTAGTGCCGGACGAAGTGTATGTACCAATACCAACTTCCCAAGTTCCAGCAGTACTATCAGTTATTGTGTAGTAAGTTTGATTTCCATTACCAATGGCAGAAAACGATTGAAATCCAGCAACAGCCCCAGCAAGCGTAATGGTACCTGTACCAGTAGTGGTAGTCGATTCTCTTACACGATCTAATAAAACTAAGGCCATTACATCCTCTTATCCAGTACTTGTTATGTCAGTCCACGTAATATTCTGCGATGTGTTTATAGTCGTCCACCCATTACCTTGAGGATTATTTATGTTTGTCCATAATGAGTTAGAACTTGTATCTGGTGGCTCCCACAACTTTATTCCAAAAAAACTGTCAGTAAAACCAGCAGCTTCGTTAACGGCAATTAAAAAATCAATTTGACCGTTATATGCATCTTCTATATCTAGTGCGTCTGAAAGCTGGGTTACAAAATTTATCTGAGCGTTAAATGCATCAAACACTCCTAACACTTCAGCTATGTCTTCGTTAAGTACAAGATTGCCTACATACTGATCTATTACATTTACTGATTCATTAACAGACGCAGCAAATACCCCGCCAAGGCTAACCGTAGAAAACGGTACTGTTGCAAATGGTGTAAGTCCAAACATTCATTAAGCCGCTGTAGCTGAGAAAGTATAAGTTACGTTCAAAGTATCACCAGATACTAGTCCTCTATCACCAACCGTAAAATTACCCACTGAAAGCAAAGTTCCTGTAGTGCCAGCTTTTGTGCTGCTAGTAGTTATAAAAGCACCCGCAATAGTTGCGTTAGCATTAATAGTAAAAGTCACAACGTCTGATGTAGCTACAGAAGGGTTAGCAGTGGTAGGGGTAGTAAATACTATCAACGGACGAGTAGCTTGCGAGTAATCTGTGTTCTCTGTCCATGTGGCATGTGCTGACATAGTATTTGCAGCGTTGTATGTAGCTCCAGTATTTACTAAACCCATGTACCATGAAGCCGTGTAGTTTGATGCCAAGAACACTTGCTGGTTTATAAACTGTAAACCGACATTGACTACTAAGTTAGGAAACTCTTCCGCCCACTTTAGGTTACCGTCTTTGTCATAGCATGTAGCCGTGAACACTCCACCAAAACTACTCTTGTTTGCTAACATAATCGTTCCTTAAACAAATCTTAAAAGAGCTGATGACGCTGTATTAACAGGCATGACTACAGTATTACTTGCCGCAGTAAACACCTTATCTGAACCAAAGTCCAATACAGCTACCGACTTATCACTCTTACTGCTGTTATATATCAACGCGCCACGCGCAGTAAATGCGGCACCGGGCCAAGATACATTATTAAAGTCTATATAAACTGTATTTGTATTTACATCTGAGGTAATAGTCACGCCTGTAATTTCAACTCCGCCAGCGTCATAGCCTGTACCTTCTACTTCATTCTCTGTTGTATATGCAGCCGTAGTAGGACCCAACGTAGCAAAACCTGTATACAAAGCCATATATAACGTATCGGCAGATAGGTCTTGTTCGCCTTGCACGATGTCGCTTCTAAAGCTTAACGTCTGACCTTGTACTAATGGCATTATGGATTAACCTTAATCTTAGCCTGACCATCACGGTATGCATCACCACGCTCGAGACCAGTTCCTAAACGATTCAACTGACCAAGCGCATCTTGATACATTTTTTCGTAGTACGTAATGATGTCCTGCTCACCCTTCATAAACAGGTAAGCTTCTCGTAAAGAGCCATATAACAATACTGGGTCATAGTTATCACCAAGCCATGAAGTTTGCGCTGTAGTAATTGACTCTGGGTAGTAGTAATAATTCAATTCCAAACTATAACCACCGCTAGGTGTAGGTCCAATAATAAAACTTAATTCAGTCGTGATAGTCCCGTCAACTACCGTAGGACCATACAGAGCATAGTACTTAGGAAACCCTGTCTCTGATGGGTTTGGATACGCAGCACGAATAAAGTTAACGTCTTTATTAAGTAAGAACTCAAAATAACCCGTAGTCTGATCTAAAGCGGATATAGAAAACACAGATAAGAAATCATTAGGACATGATAAATATCTGTTGTTATTCGTAGTAGTACCTGTGACATTTTTACGAAGAGCAGGAATCTGCACAGAATTATAAATACGATCTTCAGCCTGTTTAACAAACACAGGAATATTAGCAACGAATGTAGATTCGCTGTTTTGTGTGTAGTTAATAATTGCGGCGGTTAATTCCGTATATGTCACAGATGTTCCTTAAGCCATTGGACCGCGTGCCATTACACCTTTAGTAGCTGCGCCTGTACCACGAATCTTCATGCCATCAGTCTTTACATTATCCGCAGCAGGATCGCCAGCGCTTACGCGTGGCGTAGCAGTTTTCCTAGTCATCTGATTAGCAGCTAACTTATTAGGGTCTTCCATTTTCTTCATGACCATAGGGCCTCCAGACATACTGTGTGGTTTAGCATAGACAGCGGCATTACCGACTTCCTTGCCCATTACCTTTTGTGAAAACTTAGCCATTAGCGACTCCGTTGATTATTAGCACGCGCCATGTTACGACCAACTTTTTTCATGTCCATAGAAGTTACGCCACCTTTTTTCATGTGGTGCATTTTCTTCTCGTGCTTTTTAACTTCTTGACCCGCGATCTTTTTGATCATCGGTTTGTCTTTTGCCATATCGTCGTGTTTCATGTCCTACTCCTAAGAAATTGTTACTGTTCCTACTAAGCATTGTACTGATAAGTTATTAGGTGTTAAACCCGCATCGTTAGCACTTGCTCCGCCAACAGGCCACCATCCCCACTGAAACACCCTACTACCACCGCCCGGATCACCAAAGTCAGTATTAGTAGTTAACTGCAATCCTGTATAGCCTGACTGATAGTAGCTTGTATCTGGGCGTGGTTCCCGTACTGCTTGTGGGTCATCAACCGGATACATACCTAATTGTAACTGTGGCTGATCAGGCTCCCAACAGTTTTTACATACTTTAATCTGTACCTGCTTAGTCTTAATCGTGAGCTTCTTTAACTCTTTTAACTTGTAACGAAACCCGCAGCGGTCACACTCTGCAATTGAATTCTTACCGCTTGCAAACCTATTGCCCATGATTAGAAGAACATTTCACGAGGGACAAGTCTATCCGCCGCCTTCTCGCGGTCTTCAGTTGACGCCCATTCCCAAGCCTCGTCATACATAGCTTTCAACGCCATAGTACGCGCTGGATCAACTTCAGGTTTCTTTACTGCAATCATGTACGCCAAGCCAGCAACTAAACAATTCAAGAAACGGAATGGAATATCAATCACGTTAGTGCCTGTACCTGCATCGTATATACGTTTCATTCTCCAATAGTAGAAGACATAAAACGGTTGTTCTTCCGTGCCTTGGTCTGGAGCAGGCCACACATTAATCTGCGGATGCTTTGCTGCAGATTCTAAATTTGAACCTATCTTTTGTCCTGACTGTCTATTAATCCAGACTTGGATGGGTCTTCCTTGTGCTTCTTTGTTTGGTATGGTTGAGTAGGTGGATACACTAATCCGAGTAATGTTGAGGTCTGTCTGGTTAGGACCCTGTCCGGAAGAAGTACGGATAACATGCTCCACCAAATCAACGGTGTCATCAGGTAGATCATAAGTAGTCTGCCCCTGTACCATGTTTATCGAACCTTCTTCGATAGTCCATAAGTTAATTCCCTTGTTAGCCCAGTCAGCCGTCAAGAAATTCATGCTACGACGCGCAGTACGGAAGTCATAACCTGTACGCAATTCCAAGCCACAACGCTCAAAAGCCTCTTCGAATATCTCGTTGAGGTCTGGGTTAAACGCAGTTGTGCTTGTAGAATATGCCATTACACCATCCGACCTTTAGTCTTACCACGCTGAGCGCATCCGTCACCACGCGATGAAGCCGACGATTTAATTGCGCCGCCTTTTGCTTTCTTTTCGGCACGTTGACCACGCCCAATTTCGCGCTCAAGCTCGTCTGTGTCTTCTTTACTTCTACCTCTTTTTCCAGTAATAAGCGAGTGTCCAATTTGTGCAACTCCTGCCGGAACCGTACCTGCCAAAACTGCGCCTCTTGCTACTTGTTTACCGGGACCCTCGTCCATTCTATCTACTGCTTTTGCAATCTTGTTATATTTATTCAAAACAGGATAGTTTTGCTCGGTTTCCATTTCGTCTGCAATTTGTTTTGGTGTACTTTTTTTAGTCATTTTATTGCTTTCAGATTGAACGTCGCCGCCTTTAGCATAAGCTTTAACCTTACCGCCTTTTTTCATAAAAGCACCCATACCAGCAAGTTTAGGTGCAGGAGGAGAGGTAGGTTGGCCCGCTTGTGCCATATAAGGTTTAGCATAATCTGGTACACCAGCGCCTTGACCGGGCTTCGCTTGGTACGCTTGCA